AGCGTGGCCGGGTCGCCATAGGCCGCCGTAGCGCCGTTCAGCGCGAGCGTGAAGGCCGTGATCTGCTGCGTCGTGGTGATGAGCACCTCGGTGCCATCGGGCGTGGCAGAGTTCAGCGGCAGCGTCACGGTGCCGGTGGCCAGCGTGCCGGCAGGCTGCAGCAGCGCCCACATGGACGCCGTGGCAGGCGTGGGCAAGGCGATGTTGAAGCCCGTCCCCGGAACGTACAGGTTCACCGACATCGTGGGCGAGGCGAACGTCTGCTGGAAATACTGCAGCAGCGTGTTCAGGCTGGAGCGCCTGGCGTCGCCGTTGGCGGTGTTGTAAACCGCGATCTGGTCGCCGCTGGAAAGCTGCGAGACGACAGGTAGTTGATTGATCAGCGGCATGGTGCGCCCTCAGTAGAGTTCGATGGGGCCATCCGGCCCAGCCAGCACCGGATCGACCGGACCCGGCATGAACGGCGTGTCGTAGCGCCACGGCTTCTGCCCTGCGCCAAGCGGCAGCGTGCGGGGGAACTGCTGCTCGGCAGGGAACGTGGCCCGAGCCAGCAGGGTGTCGTATCCGAGCTTGGCCGTCGTGCGCGTGTCGATCTGCACCTGCTTGCCGTACTGCGGCGCGATGCGGATGGCCAGATTGGCGACGATGGCCTCGTTCGCGCTGTCGGGCACCTGCGTCTCGGTGTCGAGGTCGCTGTCCTGCGGGCTGCTTGGCAGCGGGTAGCCTAGCCGGATGCCCTTGGCATTCCAGGTCGCCATCATCGCATCCAGCCGGCGCAGCGCGTAGTCGAGCTGCTGCGGCTGGAGGTCGAAGGTGTAGTTCGCCATGCCGAGTTCGGCAAAGGCTTCCTCCACGAACTGGCGCTTGGTGTAGCTCATGCGGGCCTCAGATCGGATCGTCCGCGGCAGGCTCGGCCGCCATCGCGGCGTTGATCTTCGCCAGCAGCGTCTCGTCGCTCCAGCGCCGATCGACCTTCAGGCCCAGCAGCTCGGCCTGCTGCATCATCTCGGCGCGGGTCGGCGGGGCGTTGTCTGCGGGCGCAGGCTCGGGTTCCGGGGCAACCTCAACCACCTCGGCCTCGACCACCTCCTCGTCCCACGGCCCAGCCTGGTCGCAGGCCGTCCAGACGTTCAGGTGCCAGCCATCGGCCAGCGCCGCCTCGACCTGCTCCATCGTGTCGCAGGCCAGCGTCGAGAACGTCGTCGCGTTGCCGTACCTGTCCAACGGGCCAGGCCAGGTGCCGCCTCGCTTGTAGAGGATGGTCGGCAGTTCGACGCGGATCATTTCTTGCCCTTCTTCGCCGTCTTGGCCGACTCGCGGAACGCGGCGGCGGTCGGTGCGCCCTTTGCGCCAGGCTTGCGCATCTTCTCGCCGCTGCCGGCAGCGATGCGCTTGCGCTTGGCGGCGATGTTCGCGTACAGGCCGGGAGGCGTCTTCACTTCATGCCCTTCTTCGCAGGGGCCTTGCCCGGCTTGCCAGCCTTCATGGCCGCCGTGCGCGCCGTGTTCAGCGCGATGGCCACGGCTTGCTTCTGCGGCTTGCCGGACTTCATTTCCTTCGACACGTTGGCACTGATCGACTTCTGCGAGTAACCCTTCTTCATCGGCATCTCAGTCTCCAGATGTGAAAACGCGGGCGGCGGCCGGGAGCCCCCAACCCATACCGCCCGCGTTTAACTCGCGCCTATCAACGCTGCTGGTGAGCGCCGACCCAGTCCACCGTCATCGACCGCGCCACCGCCGTGCCGTTCTGCACCAGCAGGGACAGGCGCAGTTCGCCGGTCGGCAGGTTGGCCAGCGAGGTCGCCTCACCGATGATCTGGCGGTTCTGTGTGTAGAACAGCTTCGCGCCATCGTAGTAGAAGCCGACGTTCACGTAGGTGTCGTTGGCCATCACGATGCCGGTCGTCACCACCGTCTCGGTCGAAGACGCCTCGATGACGAGGTTCAGCGCGGTGGCGGTGGTCAGGCGGCGGAAGTACACGCCATCCGACACGCCACCCTCGGGGTCGGTGTCCGTGACGTACAGTCCGATCATGGTGTCGGCCAGCACGTTGTCCACCTTGAACCGAGCGTCGAACCACAGCGCCTTGCCACCCGTGAACTTGAAGCACTCGCCGTTGGTCTTGCCGAGCTGCAAGGCGTGCTTGTCGTTGTCGGCCGCCGCGTTGGTCAGCACCAGCGTGCCTCCCACTTCGTCGCCCGACAGGTCGGTGCCCGAGCCCGTCTCGGTGATCGTCCAGGTGTTGCTGTCGTACTCCACGAAGTCCGTGAAGTAGCCGAAGAACGACGGGGTGCCGATGGGCGCACCGAACACGACCGCGCCCATCGGGTTCGCGTCGACGTTGTAGAACACCTGATTCGGGCCGGCTTCGATCTTGATCACGCCGCCGCCCGTGAACGGCCCGAAGCTCTTCTCCTCGTCGGACACGGTGCCGAGCAAGGTGTACGAGTTCGGGTAGTTCGGGAAGCCAGCCTGCCGGTAGACAGACGCCGGATTGCCCGGACCCGTGGTGCGCACCGCGATTGCCTGGGTGGCAGTCAGCGAGACTTGAACGTCGCCGTAGGGGAAAACAATTTGCTGTGCCATTTCGGTTGCTCCTGGTGGCTCAGTTGAACATCAGCACGCCAGCCATTTCGGGCTGCTTGCACACCACACCGAAGAGGCAGTCCAATCGGTACTTGGTCTTCATGTTGTCGATGTCGTACTGCTTCGTCATGACCAGTTCGATGCCCTGGTCCGTCGAGGCACGCATCACGGCCGCACCGGCATCTGTCGGCACCGCATAGCGACCCGGCAAAAGCTCGATGGCGTCCTTGTGCCAGAAGCAGTTCAGGTACGAGGCCGTCGTGTTCAGGAACGTGATCGCGGCGGTTGCCGAGGTCGAAGTGATCCGGCAGTTCTGGTACTGCGCGGTCGAATCGACACCGGCCTGCGCCGGGATCAGCGGGGGGCTGATCACGAGCGTCGTGGCCGACGGCACGGCGATCACGCGGAAGGTCTTGGGCTGGCCCGTGTCTTCCTTGGTGATCATGTGCACGGCGTTGACGTTGGCAATCGTGAACGAGTCGCCCACCGCGATGCTGGTGGTCGAGTTGACCGTCACCGTCTGGAAGCGGTTGTCCACGTTGCTCGTCTCGCCCGTGGCCGAGGTCGAGGTGGCCTTCGGGGTGTAGTAGTTCCCGCCCGCTGCCGTCGTGTTGATCTGGATGCCAGCACCCGCCGCAGCAGCCTTGCGCTGGGCGTAGTCCAGCTTGTACGTCTCGAACGAGGCGACCTGGCCCACGAACGCCCGACGCAGCGCGCTGTCGGAGATGTCGTTGCCGAAGCTGCGGGTGTTCTTGGCGAGGTCGCTGGCCATGCCGTTGTAATCGCGCGTCGAGAGCGCGAGATACCGGCTGTCCATCGGAACGCCCGTCTCGTTCATCACCGCCTCGACAAGCGCCACATCATCGAAGCCAGTGGCGGCCGAACGCTTGATCGCCAGCGTCCCCTGCTGGCCTGCGACGGTCAGCACGGCGACGTTGATGTCGCTGGCAAGCTTTTGCTTGGCGGCATCGCCCAGGCGACCCTCTTGCAGCGCATCACGCAGCTCGGTGGCCGACATGATCCACGGCACCGACTTCTGGTAGCCGATGGTCGCGGGAACGGTGAGCTGGGTGTAGTCGTCGAAATTGCCCGTCATGTCCGTGCCGTTGTACGACACAGCGATGTAGGGCATCGGACGCCAGATGACGTTGTTGGTCCGCTCCATCATCGTCTGATCCGTGTTGTAGATCGAGACGTTGCGGGACAGTACGAGGGCGTCTTGGAAGCCTGCAAGCAGGTCTTCAAACGCGACGCGCTCTTCCTTTGAGAAAGCGTTGGCCATTGGTGGCTCCTGATTCGGAATGAGTGAACGATTGCGGCTACTGCCGCGCCTGCTTACTCACCCCGTCAGAGTCGGGCGGCCACTCGTGATCTGGTCGCTACTGCCGATTTAGGGCTGGCGAAACCCGGTGCGATTGGGCCGAATGTACCACACTCGGCCTGGGCGTCAAGCCCTGTCGGATAACCTGCTGCGCAGTTCGTAGCCCATCAGCGGCCACACTTTGTTGACCGCGTTCTGCCGGGCAATCTTGCGGCCGATGGCGGCGTCAAAGTTCTCCGGGCTGGCGCACGCGCTCTCGCCCGTGACGGTGAAGCCGTTCTTCAACACCAGCACGCAGAAGGTCAGGAGGTGCAGCGGGCTGTTGGTGGTCAGCATGGGCACACTGTCCGCGTCTTCTGCGCAGACAGCCACGCCAGCTAAGCCTTGCGCCGCCGTGAAGTAGTGCTCGCCGACGATGTTCGCCTCGATATCAGCCGGCGTCACGCGCGGCGCGATCAGGCCCTTGGCTCGGATTTCTTGCTCGATTGTGCCGTCGTCGGTGCGGGGGGATTGAACGTTAAACATTTCCGTCTTCCTTTCGTCGTCGTGGTTAATTCCGTGCCGCGGCCTTCGCCGCCAGTTGCCGCTTGTACGCCACGACCTTCGTCATGTCGCCCGTGCGCGCCGCCTCCTCGCGCAGCCTCTCCAGCGTCGTATCTGACCCGCCGCTTACAGGCGCGGTGCCTGCCGGCAGGCTGCGCTCGGGAGCGGGTGGCTTGGTGCGTGGGGTGATCTTCAATTGCATCTCCAGTTGGGCAACGGCGAATGCGAACCGCACCGGGTCGGTGATCGCGGCGAGTTCCTTGGCGCGCTTGGGGTTCTT